TTAGCGACCGAAGAGGACGGCTGCTTCTTCCCAGCGTTCCTGAGGTACGGACTTCAGACCGTCCAGTGCCTCTTCGAGGGGTACGTACTTGATCTCGGTACCCTGCACGGAGACCATCTTGCCCCACTGCTTCTGAGCGACCATGTCGACTGCGCCCATGCCCAGGCGGGTTGCGAGCACGCGGTCGTAGCCGGTGGGTGCGCCACCGCGCTGGATGTGGCCCAGGATGGTGTTACGGGTCTCGACGCCGGTCATCTTCTCGATTTCGTGGGTGATGTACTCACCGATACCACCGAGGCGGGGACGACCGTCCTTCTCGGTACCCTTGTTTGCCATGACGTCGTCGAAGCCTTCGGGGATGAAGCCCTCAGCAACAACAACCAGGGGAGAGCGGCCGCGGTCGTGTACTTCCTTGACCCACTCTGCAACCTGCTCCATGGAGACCTTGACCTCGGGGATCAGGATTGCGTGTGCACCTGCAGCCATACCGGAGTGCAGGGCGATCCAACCGACGTGGCGGCCCATGACCTCTGCGACCATGCAGCGGTGGTGCGATTCACCGGTGGTGCGGATGCGGTCCATTGCCTCGGTTGCGATGGACACTGCGGTGTCGAAGCCGAAGGTGTAGTCGGTTGCGCGCAGGTCGTTGTCAATGGTCTTGGGGACACCGATGACGGGCAGGCCTGCGTCTGCCAGACGCTTTGCGCCTGCGAGGGTGCCTTCACCGCCGATAGCAACGATTGCGTCGATGCCGTGGCGTTCCATCATAATTTCGATGTTTTCGGGGCCACCCCGCGGGCGGGGCGGGGGGGGGGGGGGGGGGGGGCGGGGGGGGGGCGGGGGGGGCGCCTGCTCCTGCGACTGGATTCGAACCAGTAACCGTCCGGTTATCGGCTTGGTCACAATGTTACCTTTTTGTTTCCTTCGCGCCCGAGCTGGGATAACACCGATGATCTTCCTTCCATCGCCTAGATTACGGCATCTTTCCGGTGGACACGCTCGCACCGTCGCGAGACAGTGAATCACCCACCAATACTTACCCCGCAATGGTCGCAACAGGGGGCCTGCTCATCCCCCCTCCCGCGAGCGCGGGGCGCTGCGAGAGAACTAGGACACACAGATGACACCCCTCTGGGACTGGGACACGGCCGTCGCAGACTGGACGACCGCTATGCAAGCTGCTGGCCGTTCACCCCGGACGATTCGTCTTTACACCTGCCACCTTCGCAAGGTCATCCGCGAATGCCCCGATGGGCCTGCCTCCGTGACCTCGACTGACCTGCGGTACGTGCTCTCCGCGGGGTCGTGGAAGCCGGAGACGCGCAAGAGCGTGCGTGGTTCTGTCACGGCGTTTTTCCGATGGGCTCACGGAGCGGGCTTCATCCCCGTCGACCCCGCGCATGGGCTGGCGGCCGTGCGCGTGCCCGCCGGCGTCGCCCGGCCCGTCCCTGACGACGTGCTCCACGACGCGCTCGCACGGGCTGATGAGCGCGACCGCACGATGATTCTTCTTGGCGCTTACGCGGGCCTGCGCTGCATGGAGATCGCGCGCGTCCACTCCCGTGACTGGGACGGGACCGGCCTGTATGTGACGGGCAAAGGCGGGAAGACCCGATATGTTCCGGTTATCCGCATGGACCTGCGCCGCGCCCTGACCGCCTGCCACGGCTACCTGTTCCCGGGGCAAGACGGCGGGCACCTGTCCGCTGGGTACGTCTCGAAGCGGCTCGCGCGGGCGCTCCCTGCTGGCTGGACCGGGCACACACTCCGGCACCGCTGCGGCACCGCCATGTACGCCGGCACCCGCGATCTGCTGGCCGTCGGAGCTGTCCTTGGACACGCAAGGCCAGAGACAACCCGGCGTTACGTGCGTCTGCCGGACGACGCCCTCATCAGCGCCGTGCGAGCTGCCGCATAAACAACAAAGGCAGCCCCACACCCTCAATTGGGGTGCGGGGCTGCCTTCTTGTTCTACGGATGGACGAGAGAGGGATACGAGGCCATGAGGCCCGACGCACCCTTCGCGAGGGCCTGCTGCGCCTGATCCTCGTTGACGATGATGTGCGCGATCGTCGGTTTGCCTGATGCGTTCAAGCGGTTCCAGACGTCCGCACCAGCGTTCCACTCCATCCCTATGACATCCCACTGCGACAGATCCGAGGCCGCGACCTCGTTCGGGTACAGCATTGCCATGACCTTGTAGCCGCGAGCCTTCGCCCGCTTCGCTCCGGTTCCCTTCGCGAATACCTTCCACAAGACCCTGCGCTCAGGGTGCCCCCCGAATGTCGTGTCCAGGTAGTCGAAGAGCACGTCCTCGGCCGCCAGGTCACCCGGGTTGCGCTGGTCTTCCGAGGATGTGGTCTTGTGATCGATCGCGAGCACGATGTCATCAGGCACCTGATCGATGATGTCCGTCAGGCGCATAAAGCCACCCGAGGCCTGGCGGAGCGCGCGCAGTGTCGACCACGGGGTGTTCCAAATCTGGTAGTCGGTGCCCGGCACGGTCCTCGATGTCCTCCAGTCGTGAATAGCGATGAACTCGCCCGAGGAACATCTCCGCACGGACAACTCGAGCGCCTTAAACCCGGCACGCAACGAAGCATTGAGCCCCGTCTGCGTAAACTCCGGGAATTCGGTTCCGCCCATCCGATGACTGATGTAGAACGGGCGGCGCGCCAGGAACGCCGCCACCACGTCCTCGCCCGCAGGAATCACCGGCGTCGACGGCGCACGCAGGGCCAGGGCTGCGTCCCCGCCTGCGCGGCGACGCACTCGCACGACACCCGGCCTATCACCGCCTGCACGCCGCCGCTCATGAATGACGAGCTCAGACATGTGCGATCACCTGCACCGCAAGGCCGTTAGAGCCCTGCGCGTTCGGGTAGGTGACGATCATGTCCGCCGACTGCAAGCCCGTGCGGCGAGCCAACGTCACGGTCTGATAGTTGAGGCCTTCCTGCGCCGCAAACGCGAGCTTTTCCCAGCCTTCAGAGACAGTCACCTGCTCCGAGGACTCAACCGCGCTCGTCCGCTCGAACGCGAACCCCAGCACCACACCCTCGCCCGCGAGCGCGGGCGCCGTGCAGGTCGTTGTCTCAGTCGGTGGGGCCTGGCGCTTCTTGACGTCGCCCGCCTCGATCGTGGAGGCTCCTCGGATCGAGGCGGCAGCCCAGCCGATCTCTGCGTTCTGGCTCATCGTCAGAGTGACGGTGGGCTCCCACGGGCCGGTGATGACGAAGGCGCGCATGGTGCCGACCCAGTACGGCGCAACAAGCTGTTCCCAGCCCTGCGGCACGGTCAGGTTCGCCGGCGTTCCTTGGGCCTTTTCGTTCAGGCCGATCACGATCTTGTCGCCGGCCTTGCCAGCGACCTTGACTGTCACGGTCTGGCCGACGACCTGCCCGGCTGCGCTGGCGACGAGCGTCGGTCCCGCAGCGGGTGCGGGGCCAGGGGCCGGGCTGGGCGTGGGGGCAGCGCCGGAAACGAGGAAGTAAAGAGTGCCGTCAGGCAGGGCCTGCGCTTCTGCTTCCGTGGAGCACACGGTGATGCCGACGCGCTTCATGGCTTCGGTGAGTTCGGCCTTGGTGGCCAGGCCCGTGAGATCACTCGTGTGGGCCACGCCCGCCACGTCGGTCTTGGTGGCGTATCCGGCGAGGTCGGCGCGCTTGGCGTATTCGGCGAGGTCGACCTTTCCGCCGGCGGAGGCTCTGGCGAGTTCTTCCTTGGTGGCGAGCGGTTCGATGGCCTTCGCGATCGCTTTGTCTGTGCCTTGCTTCGTGTAGAGCGTGGGCTTTGCCATGGTTAGCCTCCGATTGTGATTGTGTCCCCGTCGTCAGAGACGACTCCGCTGATGGTTGCTGTGTCTCCGTCGCTGTCGACGTGCGCGTCTGGCGTGCCAGTCTGAGGTGCCGGGGTGGGCGTCGCCTCGCCGGAGAACACGCTGGCGAGCGTGTAGGCCATGCCGGGCTTAAGCGTGACTGTCGCTTCTCGTAGTGTCCGGCCGGGGACGCTGAGGCGCAGGTGGACCTGCGTCGGTTCCGTGAGGTCGAGGGGCAGCATGATCTGACCGCGCGGGGTCGCTGCCCGAGATACGGGGCCGACGGCCATCATGGACGTGGCCTCCCCCGTCTTGGTCTTCAGGGTCGCCGTGATGTAGGCGAGGTGCTCAGGTGAGCCGTCGAGGCGCGTGACGTTTCCACTCACGATCGTTCCTCCCATTTGTCTACCTTCTCCTGTAGTCTGTCGAGGCGCTCATGCAGTCTGGCGTGGGCGTCGTGCGCGTGCTCGTCAATGGTGCGCTGCGAGGACTCGCGTGCTGTTCGCTCGTCGTGGAGCTCGGCGGCCATCTTGGAGCCGCGTTCATCGATTCGCCCGACGCGCGCTTGTACGGAGCTGAGGCTCTCGCTGTGCGCGTTGAGCGTTGCCTCCATTCGGGCGCCCTGATCGAGGAGGCCCGTCACCTGCTTTGACAGCGCGCCGATCTGGTCCGAGACGACCCAGACGGTCTCAATAGCTTTGTCGAGGTCGTCTCTGACATTCGTATCGTGGTTGTTCTTGATTTCCGCGTCCGCGCTCTTCGCCGCATCACGGGCCTCGGACGCGGTCTCCGAGATATGCGCGAGCCGCGCGTCGAACAACCTGCCGACGTACCGTAGGCCCGCGACGACTGCCGCGGCGGCAGCGCCAATGATGGCAACAACCGCCGCGACAATCGCTGCGACGACCTTCGGGTCGGCAATAATGTCAATCACGTGCGCTGTCCGGCTTGCCCGTCAGCTCATCGAGGGGCTGCCCGCCCGGAGTCGCGGCGCCCACCCAATCAAGGATGCTCGCGCCGTTAATACGGACTGCCGACAGCATCGTGTACACCGACCACGCGACGCCCAGGAACACGCTCATCTGCGTGACCAGCAGACGCCACGTCGCCGGGTACGAGCCGTAGACCCACACGGCTGCAGTCGTGACGAGAGCGACTGCGACGAGGAGGACCACGCGGCGGCGGCGCGTCCACCACGGCTTGTCCAGCGCGGCCTGAACCATCGGCCACACAAGGCCGACAATGACCGTCGTGATGAAGGGGTCCGACTGAAGACCCATCAACATCTTATCCATCTCATTCCCCCTTCTCCGCGCCCGCGAGCGCCTGGTTGATTGCCGCATTGGTGACGGCTCCGTAGTATTCGTCGACCTCGACGCCGACCGCGCTTTGCAGCTGGCCGACCACGCGGTCGTGGGCCTCGTCGGAGTCATCGCCCCAGATGCCGTCAGGCTCGGTCCCAATGACAGACTGGACGTACTCGACCCCGAATGGGAACTGGCGTCCACCCCACGAGCTCGCCGCCACGACCGCGTACACGCGGCGCGTGGTGTCGGGACCGAGGACGTTGTCCGCGTCCGCGCCAACAGCACGCTGGATTCCCGTGATGTCCGTGTAGCCGCCGGATGCGCCAGTGGCTGCGTCGGAGTAATAAGGGCGGATGACCGCGCACACGGCATCCCAGTCGCGGGACCGGCGGTAGACTCCACCGCCGTTGCTCTGGGAGCCTGCAGTTCCAGACGACGTGTTGAATTCAATCGTCTGCAGCCAGTTGCCGTAGTTGGCCTCAACAATGCCGACATGGTCGGCTACGCCGTCCTCGTCCCAGTCGAAGCAGACCAGGTCGCCGGGCGCTGCCTGAGACATCGGGGACACGAGGCGTCCCTCGCGGGCGGCGGCATTGATGCCGTAGGGCACGTAGGCGAAGTCGCCGCCGGGCAGGACGGAATTGTTCTCATTGTCGGTCGCACACCAGGAGGCCCCCATAGCGCAGAAGGGCACGCCGGACGTGCCGTAGTACGCGCCGTGCTTCTTGGCGTACCAACGTCCGTACTTCGAACCTTCCTCGGGGTCATCCCATCGCGTGTACCCGATTTCGCCTGCTGCCCAAGCAAGGCTGTCCTGTGCGGTCATGCTCATCGCGAGGCCTCCGGATGCTCGTAGGGAAAGACGATCGGGGTGACGACGTCGGGCGGTGTGTCCGTCGCTGGCGTCATCGACGCCATGAGTTGCTCGATTGTCGGTTCCATTTGTGTCTCCTTAGCTGGGTAGACGAAACCCCCCAGACGGGATTGTCCGAGGGGTGAGTTCAGTTGTCGGCGGTCAGTAGCCAAGCGCCATCCACGCGAATGCGTGGCGCTCCTCTGTGGTCACGCCGGGGAGCATCGGCCTGAAGCCGCTCTTGTCGAGCACATCCACGCAGAACTGCCGGCCATTCTTAAAATTCCAGCCGGCCGGCCCAGAGCCGTAAAGCGGCGTTATGGTCACCGACACGCACTCGTGCGGGAATGGTGTACTGAAGTCGACACGCGGCATGTACAGGTTGCCGAACGCAATCTCCGCGCTCGACACCGCGACTCGGCCGCCCTTGATGAGGCCGGGCTGGACCGTCGGACTCAGGCCCGCACCCACGGGCATATCCCCGACCGCCGAGAGTTCCACCTGCAGATTCGACTCTGCCGCCCACGCGCGGCCATCCCACACCCTCACGGCATTGAGATCGGTCCTCCACACGTAAACAGGCTGCGCCGCCGAGGCCACCAGGCCAGCAGCCGCGAGCGCGGACACGTACTGCGCCGCCGCCGTTTCGGACGCGCATGCCTTGTAGGAGGGGATGGACAGGGACAGGGCCAGCAGGTCCTGGCGCTGTGCGGGGTCAGTGGGTGAGGGGACGCGGTGTCCCCGCTGGTCGAGGTAGCTCATGAGGTGTCCTATCGGGAGGTGTAGGTGATGCGGATCGAGAGGCTGTCTCCGGTGGCCTGGACGCCGCCGTATGTCTGTCCGACGAGGGCGAGGCCAGTCCCCGGGGTCAGGAGCTGGGAGGCAATGCGCGTGATGTCGACGGTCAGGGAGGTTGCCCCCACCTGGACGGGGGCGCTGATCGTCGCGCCCATCGTGACTGGTCCGGTGTCCGAGTAGGTGGCGGGCGCGATCTGCGCTGACCATGCGGCTGACGTCGGATGCGGCCGGAGCGTCAGCGTGGCGGCCGTGATCGTGATACGTCCGAGTGCCTCGGCTTGACGGCCGAATAGCGCGAGGCCTGTGAGGCGGTGGCCACCGGCGGGTTCCCCCCCCGCCCCCCCCCCCCCCCGCCCCGCGCCCCCCCCGCCACCAAGCGGGGGGAATTGCGCTGTGAGAGGTGCACGGTCGAGCTCGGCCCACGTCGAGGGCACCGCCAAACGGGGGGAATTGCACCAATAGCGCCACGACACGCTGACGACACGCCGAAGCAAGGCTCCTAATGGTGCAAAACCCCCACCATTACCCCTGGCGTCATGCACCCTCAC